ATGCATCCCGCGCCCGTGAACCCGGTTCCCGATGACGAGCATGCGCGCATCGCCGCGAGCACCTTCCGCATGCTCGCCGATCCCACCCGGGTGAAGATCCTCTGGGCGCTGTTCGCCCAGGAGTCCAGCGTCAACGCGCTCGCGGAGTCCGTCGGGGCGACCCCTGCGGCGGTGAGCCAGCACCTGGCGAAGCTGCGGCTGGCGGGACTCGTGGAGAGCAGGCGCGAGGGGACCTACGCCTACTACCGCGCCTCGGACGCCCACGTGCGCCGACTGCTGGCCGAGACGCTCTCGCACGCCGAGCATGTCACCGGCGCCGCCTCCGGCGACGACCCTCACCGCTACTGACACGAGCGGGGAGGGTTCCCGGTGCGGCCAGAAGGCCGCGGGCGAGCCCGGAATGCGGAAGAGCCCCTCGCCGCGTGTGCGGTGAGGGGCTTTTCCCGAAAGCGCGCCCGGAGGGATTCGAACCCCCAACCTTCTGGTTGGGATCGACGGGCTCGCGGCCTGCGGTGATACCGCTTCGGTCACGTCGCGTGCCGGCCGCTGCCTGATCAGGTAGCGGTGTGGCATGGCAACCATCAATGAGTCTTGGAACACAGCGATCACCGACTGGATCGACAGCATGAACGCGGCCGGAGTGCCGGCCACGACACAGCGCACGCGGCGCGAGCACATGCAGCGGTGCGCGAGGGTGGGCGGCTGGTCATCGCCCGCGCTCGTCACCGGCGAGGGCCTCGTGCGATGGTTCTCGCGCCAGTCCTGGGCGGCAGAGACCAGGCGCTCGCACCGCAACACACACCGGGCGTTCTGGGCCTGGTGGACGCTCACCGGCCGCGGCGAGGTGAACCCCGCCGAGGCGCTGCCCCGCGTGAAAGCGAGCGCCGGCGTGCCGCGCCCCGTCGATGAGATCTCCTACCGGGCAGCGCTGCGCGATGCCGCGCCGAGGGTGCGGCTCATCCTGCGCTGCGCCGCCGAGGTAGGGCTGCGCCGCGCCGAGATCGCACAGATTCACCGGCGGGATCTGCTGCAGGATCTCGGGGGCTGGTCCCTGATCGTGCACGGCAAGGGCGAGCGGCCTCGCGTAGTGCCGCTGCCGGCGGGGCTCGCGGCCGAGATCGGCGAGCAGTGCCGCCGGTGGGGGTACATGCTGCCCGGAGACGACGGCGGGCATCTCTCGCCCCGGTACGTTGGCAAGCTCGCCTCACGGGCGCTGCCGGATGACTGGACGTTGCACGCGCTGCGGCACCGGTTCGCCACGCGGGCCTACAGCCTCGATCGTGACGTGTTCACGGTGCAGCAGCTGCTCGGGCACGCCTCACCGGCGACCACGCGCCGCTATGTCGCGTTGGACACCTCGAGCATGCGCTCGACGGTCGAGCGGCTCGCGGCCTAAGCTGAGGAAATGCGCGACTACCACGGCCCAATCCCCACTCCTCCTCAGCCGCCCTCGAGGCCTGCCGATACGAAGAAGTGGGTTGAGCTCACTGATAAGCAGCCCTGCCCGAAGTGTGGCGAGCATCTGATCGCAGTGCTGATCACGGAGTACACCCTCGAGGGAAACCCGCGGCAGCAGATCGCGAACTCTCAGTGCCGGAACGCGTGCGACTCAGTCGTCTGACGCGGTAGGCACGTTCGCCGAGGCGAGGCCGAGCCCACCGGTGGCGAGGATAGTCCCGGCGAGGGACAGCCACAGGGCGACCTCGCTGTCGGTGACGATGCCGTAGGAAACGAGCAGCGGCGCCGCTGCGCCAAGCACGCCGTAGACGTACAGGCGGGCCTTAGGGGAGCGGATGATGCGGCCGAGGTTGATCTCGGCGGGGCCGGCGGCGCGGTACTTGTTCATGGTCGGGTGTCCTCCATCGGGGTTTCGAGTGCGTGGAGCCTGCGGAAAATCTCGCTGTGCTGGCGGTCGTTGTGCTGCGTGGTGCGGTTCATGTCGGCGCGGATCTCGCCGATCTGGCGGGACATGGAGCGGTCGAGCCGGTCGAGGGTGTTCTCGATCCTGCCGAGCGAGTCACGGGCGCTCGAACCGTGGTTCGGGGTGAGCTGGTCGGCGGCGGTGCGCGCCGCCTTGCTGGTGTCGGTGAGCAGCGGCTTGACCTTGGCGCGCCAGACCGCGACGATCGCGGCGATCGCGGCCAGCAGTCCGCCGGCGATCGTGACGAGCAGCGCGAGCAGCGCCGCGACGAACGCGGCGACGCCCTCGGGGTCAGTGAGCCAGGGAGGCATCAGCGGATCGGTTCCTCCCACGCGGCGGCCCACGTGGCGGGGCCGATCTTCCCGTCCACCGTGAGGCCGATGAGCTGCTGGAAGTAGCGCACGATCCGCTCGGTCTCGTCGCCGTAGCGCCCATCGACCGTGATGGTGTAGCCGCGCTCGCGCATACGCTGCTGCCACCGGGCGAGGCCGTGGGAGCGCCACCGCCCTCCGACGCGCTGCACATCGCCGGACACCAACGTGTTCAGGCCGCGACCGGAGACGCTGGTGCGCGGACCGTCCGGCGGGCCGTAGTAGCACATCGCGCCCTTGCGGCGCGGCAGCGGGAACGCCGGCGCGGTCTCGGCGCTCGGCACTGCCGGCACGCTCGTGCCGCCGCCCGGCACCGCGATCGGCCCGCGGTAGTGGAACCGGCCGGCCTTGAGCAGACCCATCACGGCCGGGCCGGGGCACTGCCCGCCGGCCTCGGGCGACTGCTGGTGACCGCGCACCCACGACGCGGTGGGATACGTCGCCTTGAGCTGCGCGAGCAGCCGGAGCACGCCGTCGATCATCGCCTGCGTCGGCACCTCGCGGGCACCGAGCAGCATCAGAATCCCGGCGCCGTTGTTGTTGCTCACGGGGCCACCGTTCGCGCCGGACTCGTGATCGAGCCCGCGGAGCTCCCACGTCTGCCCGCGCCAGTCCACGGCCGCGCCGTAGGCGATATCTTTCCAGCGCCGGCGGTTCACGTGGTCGTCTCGGTATCCGCGGAGCCGGGCCGCGATCTGCGCGGTGCTCTCGCCGTGCAGACTGTTCTCGGGAGTGCCGGGCCAGTGCAGATAAGCGCCGAGCACGCGGGTGTTGAACCGGTGCGAGCGCGTTGCCTTGCTCGTCCACGCGGAGCGGGGGTGATCGTAGCGGATGCTCACGGCGTGGCCTCCTGGGCGATGAGGGCGTCGAGGCGGGCCTCGAGCAGATCGAGTCGGTTCTGGGTAGGCGAGTCGCCGTCGAAGTAGGCGGCGACCTGGGCGCGGGCGGCAGCTTCGGTGTCTGCGACCGCGATGTGGAAGCCGTCGATGTAGCCCCACGCCCTCGGCAGAGAGTAGGTGCCCGGAGTGCCGGAGAAGCGGAGACCGGCACGGGCGACAGCAACGTCCGGGTCAGTCACCTGGACCGCGTAGGTGAACGTCGTCATCACGTTCTGTCCGACCTGGGCGTATTCACCGGGGTAGTGATGAGTGATGTGGTTGTTGGAGTCGCCACGCTCGGTGATGATCCCCGCCGCGTACAGCACCCCGCTCGAGGCGGTGGCCACGTCCACGGAAACGGCCACCCACTGCCCCGGCGACACTGCGGTGTCCTGCTGCACGATGCCCTGCACCTCGGACGTGCTGCCGTCATCTACCCACGACAGAATCGTCGAGTGGGTGCCCTGCGAGACACGCGAAGCCACGGACGTTCTACCGCTCAAGGTGACCTCGGAACCGACGATCAGGCCAGTGCTTGCACTCACCTCGAAGCTGGGATTGATCGCCCGGTTACGGGCCACCTCTCGACCGCCGACATACTTGATCGACTCGGAAGCGTGCGGGGTGCCAGACCAGCCGTAGGTGATCGCATTGGGGTCACTTACCAGTGGGTAGGTGATCGCCGCGGCGAGGCGGGCGTGCCCGGCGGTGGTGACGTGCACGCCGTCAGCATCCACAGCGGGATCGAGTGTGCCGTCAGGCAGCGCCACGGCGCCGGCGAAGTCCAGCACGCCGTGGAACAGGCCGGAGGTTTCCATCCATTCGTTCAGTGCGAGGCGGGTGTTGTCATTGCTCGGCGGCGTGGCGCGGGGCGTGATGGTGGTGCCGTAGAGCGTGCCGCCGATGCGGCGCCGGATCTCGGCCACGGTCGATGCGATCCTGGTCTGCAGCTCCTCGAGGGAGGCACCGCCGGCCCAGTCGTTAGAGCCCATCGCGTACAGCATCGCGTCGGGCGCGTTGATGCCGTCGCCGTAGAGTTCCCACTTCCTGTTCGCCTTCTCGGTCCACGACGAGGCGGAGTCGCCGGAGTGCGCCCAGAACGCCGGCACGGCATCGTTGGCGCGTGCCCACTGTGCGAGCCATGAGTCGATCAGGGGGCGGGCAGCGCCGACGCCGGCCGCGGTCGAGGAACCGAACGCGGCGACTACGGGGGTGGTCGAGGGCACCTCGAGCGCGAGCCACACGAACAGCGGCGGCCGCTGGTCTGTGCTGCCGTCAGTCCACGCGGTGCCGAGGCACTGCGTCACGTCCGAACCCGACCACGTGTACTGCACGACGATCTCGCCGCCCCGGAGCGCGGCGGGCACGTCGATCCACTGCGAGGCGTACTCGGTCGAGCCGGCGGGCAGGTTGATCCAATTGGTGCCGTTGCCGCCGCTGGTGTGCCGGCCGATCCGCACGCCGGTGAGGGTGACGGCGGCGCGGTCGCTGTTGGTGTATCGGGGGTTCCAGTTCCGCATGCGGAGCTGCAGGCGCGTGGTGGCGGCGGGCAGGTGCTGGATCACCGAGGTGGTGCCGGTGCCGGAGGTGCGGGCACCGCCGTACCCGGTGGTGAGTGCAAGGGGCGCGGTCTTGAGACCGGCGGGGCCGGCGGTCTTGAGCTGCTGGACAGGCTCGGGCGTGCCGCCGATCTGCGTCCAGCCGGACCAGCCGCCGGATAGGCGCGAGTTGATCCACAGGGTCGGGGTCGTGGATCGGGAGGCGGCGAGAGCAACGCCGCCGGCGCTGCCCCAGCGGGACATGATCATCGTGCCCTGCGCGACGAACGGCATGCCGAGCGCCTCGGCAGACTCGCCCGACCACCAGGTGTAGATGTTGGTCGGCAGGTCGTCAAACACGTCCGATGCACCGAGGGGCACGGCGGTCTGATCGAAACGGGCGGCCTCGATCCGATCCCACAGCACGCGGGCGTTCGCGCTGATCGCGTCGTCGCCGTCCTTGATGTAGTCGGAGCCGCCGGGCAGGTGGATACCGGCTGCGCGCATCTCGTTGTCTGTAGCCATGATGAACCTTTCAGGCGGCGTTCCAGGTGCGGGACTCGTCCGACCAGGGATAGGTCGCGGAGTCCCACACGCGGGCGGGGACGGTGGGGGAGACGCTGCCGATGACGATCTGCGACGGCGCGAGGGAGAGCGCGAGCGTCCAGCCGGTGCCGGTGATCGTCTCGGTGATCCCCGTGACGAAGTGGATGCCCTGCAACTGATGATGCCAGTCTCCAGACAGGTAAACGGGGTCGCCGTCCTCGAGCCGGAGCAGTCGCGCTGCCTGGTCTCGATCGTACTTTCGGGGCGACGTGAGCAGGTGTAACAGGTCGATCTCGACGTTCGGGATCGAGTAGGCGGACTCCCACTCGAGAGCGCGGAGTCGGAACCCCTCGGCGCGCACCTGGTCCTCATTGTTGAATCGAGCGTGCGTGAGGTCGTGATCGACCACGACGGCGTTGGGGTCGTCCACGTCGCCCCACGTTGCGGTGTTGGTACTGGCACCGACTCCCCACGTGAGGCGCTGGTTGCGGGGGATGCCCTCGGAGTCCTGCTGCCACTTCGCGGGCGCGAGGGCCTGCGAGCGGATCACCGGAAGCCAGTAATCCATGTTGGCGAGAGCGTCGGCCCACCGTGCGGCGTGCGTGGTGATCTGCTGTGAGCCAGCGCGGGTCTCGATCGCCTTGATGCCGAGGTCGCTGGTCCACTTGCCAATGTCGCCGTAGGTCTGCGGGTCCTGCGCCTGGTGCACCGTTCCGTACTGGTCTAAGGTTGCGAGGCGTGTCGGGCCGGACAGCCGCGGCAGCGCCGGGGCGGTCATCAGCTCGGAGATGACCGTAGCGATGTTGGTGCCGACCGCGGGGGTGTAGGTCTTGCGGACGCGGCCGAGCTGCGCGGTCCACGACGCGGCCATGAGCGTAGTCTGCTGCCGGCGCCCGCGGTCGTCCACGTGCTGCCGGCCGATCCTGCCGGCGAACCGCGGCTGTATCACGCTCGCGGACGCGCCCACGAGAGTGTTCATCAGCTGCGCCCCGTAGTCCGTGAGGGACAGCGAGCAGTGCAGCCCAGAACGGATAGAGGCGTAGGCGGACAGGCCGACCTCGAGCGTCGAGGGAGTCACGCCGCCGTCCGGTGAGCCGTCGCCCCGCTTGATCGTCACTCCGGTCAGGGTGCTGTCGCGGAGGTCGGTGCCGTCCTCGACCGTGAGGCGAAACAGCGGCTGATCGGGCTGCAGCTTGCGGTACAGGCGACCGGGGCGGGTGTAGGCCATCACGCCGCCCCGATCAGTGCACGGCGGTCGGCGAGGATCTGCTCGATCTCGCGGGCGAGCCCGATCCGGTCACCGACAAAAGCACCCTCGATGTGAATGTGCAGGTGCTGCGCGTCGGAGCGCGCCGAACGGCCGGCAGCTTGCACACCGATCCGCGGCGCGTCGGGCACCGTGACGAGATCCGCCATAGCACCGGCCGCGCCGCGCTGCATCTTCTCGACGCCTTGGATCAGACCCTCGCCGGTCCACACACCGACCTGCTGCATGACCTTAGACGGGGACGCGATGCCGAGCTTGCCCTTGATCGCGTCCACAGCGCCGCCGGCGAGACCGCTCGCCTTGTCCTTGAGTGCCTGCCCCATCGAGCCGATCCCGTTGATCATGCCCTGAATGAGATCCTTGCCGGCCTGCTTGAGCAGGTTCGCCATATTGCCGAGCCCGTCTTTGATCTTGCCGGGCAGCGCCTTGACCTCGCCGATCAGGTCGCCGGCCTTGGTCTTCACGGTGTCCACGATCAGCGCCCATCCGTCGCGGAAGGTGCGCTTGATGTCGTCAATCGTCTGCCCGGTGATCCCGGAGATGATCGCCATGCCCTGATCGATGATTCCCTGCACAAAAGTAATCGCGCCGTCCACGACGCCCTTGATCGACTCCCAGGCAGCGGACCAATCGCCTTTGAGCAGATTGGAGACGGTCTCGAGCACGGCCACGATAATGTCAATCGCGCCGCTGATCTGCGTGACTAGCGCATCGAAGATCCCGACCACGATCGGCAGGATGAACTCGACCGCCGGCGCGAGATAATCCAGCAGCGTCGAAACTATTTCCATTACAGGATCAACGATTTCGAGAATCTTAGGCACCAGCTCCTCGACGGCACCGATCACGGCGGGCACCACGGTCTCGAGGATGTTCTGCACGATCGGCAGCACCTCCTCGATGATCCCCATAACGGCGGGGATCGCGGTCTCGGCGATGTCCATGAGCAGCGGGATGATCGCCTCGACCGCGCCGCCGATCAGCGGCAGCAGGGACTCGCCGAACTCGAGGATCACCGGCATGGCGTCCATGAACGCCTGCCCGATGCTCTCGACGGCCGGCCACAGCTGATCGAGCATGCCGGTCAGCGGCATGCCGCCCTCGAGCATGCCGGTCAGCGCGGGGCCCATGCGCTCGAGGACCGGCAGCAGCAGCTCGCCGAGCTGCCCGCCGAGCTCGCCGAGGGCAGGCCCGATCTGATCGGCGAACGTCTGGATCGGGGTGAAGTCGATCGTAGAGATCCACTGCGCGAGCGCGCCGAGCGCATCGCCCACGGCGCCGAAGATGACCGTGCCGATCGGCTCGAGGGCGAGCATCGCGTTGTTCTTGAGGATGTCCCACTGCTGCCCGGCGGTGCGGGTCTCATCGGCGAGACCGAGGATGGTGTCTTGAGTGGCGCCGGTGGCGCCCATCAGATCCTCCATGTTGAGCACGCCGGACTCGAGCGCGGCGATGAACTGTGGGGCGGCGCGGGTGCCGAACAGGTCGGTGGCGAGGTCCATCGCGGCAGCGGTGTCGCCGGTGTCGATGAACCCCTGCAGCTCGCCCATGACGCGATTGAAGGTGTCGGCGGTGGGCTCGCCGTCCTTGGCGAGCTTGGTCATCGAGCGTCCCATGCCCTTGAGCACGGCGTTGGAGTCGATGCCGGCCTTGGACAGACCACCGATGAGCGCGGCCGAGTCGCCGAGGCCGAGCCCTAGCTCGGAGAGCACACCGGACTGCGTAGAGAGCTGCCCGGTGAGGTCGTTCATCGAGGTGCCGGTGGCCTGCGAGACGCGGAAGATGTCATCGAGCGCGTCGGGGGTTTCCTCGGCGGCGACGTTGAAGCCGTTGAGCGTGCTCGCGGCGTTCTTGATGTCGATGTCCTCGCCGAGCATGCGGCCGGCCTCGAGCACCTGAGAGGCCACGGTGTCGAGCACCGGGCCGGTGAGGCCGAGGTTGGTGTTGAGGTCGGCGACGGCGGTGCCGACCTCATCGAGCGAGGCGGGGACCTTGCGCGCCACATCGCGGGCGGTGTCCTGCATGCCCTCGAGCGCCTCGCCGGTAGCGCCGGTGCCGATCCGGATCTCGTTGTCCATGTCGGTCGCGGCAGCGCCGATGTCATACAGCGCCTTGCCGACCAGCGCGCCGGCAGCTACAGCTGCAGTGCCGAGGCCAGCGACGGCGAGGCCGGCCTTACCCATCGAGCCGATCGCGTTGGAAGCGTCACCGATGATCTTCACAGCGAGGATCGCGGATTTACCTGCCATGACTATCCTCGCTTTCTCGGTCGATCAGTAGTAGGGCGGTCTCGAGGTCGTGCGGGTCGCCGTCCAGCCATGCGGCGACCGGGATGCCGGAGCGGATAGCGAGCGCGACCAGGTGCGCTCGCCAGCCGGTCAGGTAGGGTCCGGCTCGCCGTCCTCGGTCTCGTCGGTCGAGAGCGCGTAATCGGCGAGGTCGTCCATGAACGCGGCGACGTTCGGGGCGTCGGTGTGCTCGGCGCGCTTGGCGGTGGCGTAGGTCAGTGCGACATGGAACCGGGGGCCCTCGACCAGCGGCCAGCCGTTGTCGCGGCAGATCCCCTCGGCGCGCACCTTGTCGGCAGCGAGCACGCGCACCTTGTCGTGCACGGTCCCGTCGAGCAGCTCGAACGTCACATAGGGGCTCTTCGCGGCTCGTGGTGAAGGAGAGCGTCGCGTCGCTGGCGTAGAACGACCCGTGGTCCTGCTGTGATGGGTGTTGTCTAGACAGCCACATCCCAGAGGACCACGAGCCTGTGCATGAGAATACGGGTTCGCAGCGAGATGCTGCGAGCACGATCTTCAACCTGCCCGACTACCGCGTCATCGACGCGATCGACCTGCCCGATGGAGGCCGGCGGGTGGTGATCGAATCCATCGAGCCGCCGGGCTGTCCGTCGTGCGGGGTGCTCGCGACCAAGGTCCACTCCCGCCGATCCCAGAAGGTGCGAGACGTGCCCGTGGCCGGGGCGATGGCGGTGGTGTGGGCCAAGCGGCGCTGGTTCTGCCTCGAGTCGGCCTGCGCCCGGCGCACGTTCTGGGAAGCGACCGACCAGGTCCCGCACCGCGCGCGCTCGACGACCCGGCTGCGGGATCAGGTCGTCTCCGCGGTGATCACCTCTGGCCGGGCAGCCTCGGAAGTCGCCCGGGCCCATGGCGTCTCGTGGTGGCTGGTCCAGGCCGCGCTGGCGGCTGCCGCCGTGGTCCTGCCCACCGCCGAGGACGTGTCAGTGACGCGCCTGGGCATCGATGAGCACCGCTACCGGTCGGTGCGCTGGTTCCGCACCGACGACGGTGCCTGGAGACGGTTCGAGCCCTGGATGACGACCCTGGTCGACCTCTCCACCGGGCAGGTCCTCGGTATCGTCGACGGCCGGGACTCCACCGCCGTCGGCGACTGGCTCGCCCAGCGCTCCGAGCTCTGGCGGGAGCGGATCGAGATCGTCGCCATCGATCCCTCGGCCGCGTTCCGCAAAGCACTGCGGACCTACCTGCCCCGCGTTGCGGTCTCGGTCGACAAGTTCCACCTCGTCAAGCTCGGAAACGACATGGTCACCACCGTCCGTCAACGCCTAGCCCGCACCCATCGCGGTCGTCGCGGCCGCAAGGACGACCCGGCCTGGGCCCACCGGATGCTGCTGCTACGCGGCGCTGACACCCTCACTCCACGGGCCTGGGAGCGGTTGGAGTCGGTGTTCCGCACCGATGACCCCACCGACGAGCTCTCGGCCGCCTGGGGCATCAAGGAGCAGCTCCGCCGCTTGCTGGCCACCGACACCCTCGCCCAGGCCTGGGACGAACGGATGCGGATGGGCTACTTCGCCCAGCTCGCGAACATGCCCGAGGCGACCAAGCTCTACGACACCGTCGTGACCTGGTGGGACGCGATCGAGGTCCTCATCGTCACCGGCGCGACCACCGCCCGAGTCGAGGCAGCGAACACCGGCATCAAGAACATCAAACGCACCGGCCGCGGCTTCCGTAACGCGGAGAACTACCGGACCCGTATCCTGTTAGCCAGCGCCGCGAGAACCGTAGCGTGAATACCCGCTACAGCAGGGTCATTCACCACGAACCGCGAAGAGCCCACATAGGTCTTGTTCATTTGCCTTTAACTTTCTTGAGTGCTTTGTCGAGCTCTTGATAAAACAACTCGACCCATTGTGGTTCTGTATTCTTCGCGCCGTCTGCCAGGAATGGCGAGGGCTCGATTCCGCGCGCTTCCCAGCCCCAGTGGATGGGGCCGGCGTAGGGGACGGCCTTCTTGCCGGCGCGGATGACGGCCTGCGTCTTGGTGCCGCCGGGCCGGATCGTGCCGGCGAGGCGGCCGGAGCGGACGGGGACGAGCGGCTTGGCGCCGCCGGCGGCGACCTCGGCAGCGGCCTTGTGGGCCGCCTTGAGGTCCTCGAGGTCGTCGCCGGCCTGGCGGAGGGACTTGCGTAGCTCGCGCTGCCCCTCGATCCGGATGCCTGCCTCGCGCCCCGCCACGATCAGACCGCGGGCTCGGTCCCGAAGGTGGGATCGCCGATCAGGGGGAACTCGAAGTCCGTGGTGTTGCGTGCCTTCACGTCGCCGCCGACCTCGACGGGGAGCACCTGGCACTGGCCGGAGATCGCGAGCTGCTGGTCGGACCGGGGCTGGAAGCTGAACGGCAGCACCTCGCCGCGGTGCTCCCAGCACCAGGTCACGAGCGCCTCGGAGCCGTACTCCTGCAGGAAGGTCCCGGCGATGACCGAGGTGATGTTGGGGTCGTCGGCGATCTGCTCGCCGGAGAGCACGTCGATCGGGTCCTCCTGATCGACGCTCGGGGTCCAGCGGGCGTTGGTGATCTGCGAGGTGAACTCGCGGAGGGTGCCGGTCTCGCCGACGGTGAGGACGCCGGGGCCGAGCTTGTGGGCGGTGACAGCCATGACGGGCCTTCTTTCAGTGTTCGGTGGTGAGGGTGAGGGTGTAGCCGGGGAACGTGCGATCGGCGATCGTGTAGGTCTCGGGCTCGGCGGAGTCGAGGCCGAGGGGCTCGGCGAGGGCGTCGAGGATCGGCTCGAAGATCCCGGCAGCCTCGGTGGGGTCCGTGGTCGGGGCGAGCGCGTAGACCGTCCACGTCGCGGTGCGGTGCGTGAGGGTCAGCCACTCGATGGACGGGGGGAGGATCAGCAGCGCGGGCACGCCGGCCATGACTGCGCCGGCGGCGTCGTGCGGCTGGTCCGTGACGGTCACCTCGAGCCCGTCGAGTGCCGCTGCGGCCTCGGCGGTGATCTGCGTGAGGGTGGCGGTGATCATGCGATCGCCACTCCCACGTAGGGCCGGAGCAGCGGCCACGCCTGCGTCATCGGGTCGAGGGCGGGGCGCATCGGGTTGCCGACCAGCTCGGACGAGTCGTAGCTACCGGCACCGGTCGCCGAGGTCCGCTTCTGGTAGAGGTTCGCGCCGACGGCGAGGATCGCCTGCGAGAGCACGGCATCGGGCACCTCGGCGCTGCCGATGCTGCTGGCGACCATCGTCGCGGCAGCGGTGGCGAGCTCGTTCACGAGCTCGCTCTCGCGGCCGCTCGATCTGACGTAGCTGCCGAGGTCCACGGCCGGCATGCCTGCCGGCCAGTCCTGTGCCGTGCTCTCGCTCATGGCGATCAGCCCGCGGTGGTGGTGAAGTTGACCGGGAGCAGCGCGCCGGGGTGCGGCGTGATGTGCGCCATGTACCCGTAGCAGGCGTAGTCGCGGGAGAGGTTCAGGACGTTGTCCTCCTGCAGCCAGAACGGCGCGCCCGGGCTCTCGAGGGTCTCGATCGCGATGGGATCGTAGAACAGGGCGCGGCCGGTGGAGCCGTGCAGCACGGAGACGGGCACGCGGAGCAGCTCGCCGGAGCCGGCGGGCAGGTTCGCGGTGCCGACGACGTTGCTGCCGGTGCCGGAGCTGGACACGGTCAGCAGCGGGCGGCCGTCGGTGCCGGCCTCGGCGGCCAGGCGCTTGAACACGTCGGGGGAGACGGCGAGCTCCTCGAGGGTGTAGCCGCGGTCCTCGAAGATCCCGGCGGAGTCCACGATCGCGTCGATCCAGTCGAACGCGCCGAAGCCCTCGGGGACCTCGACCACGCTGCCCGCCTCGCCGCTGGCCATGATCTCGTCGATCTTCGCGACGATGTACGCCTTGGTGGCGGCCTCGGTCTCGCGGGCGTACTGGATGCCGAACGCCTCGAACATTCCGGTCAGCGCCCACGCCTCGGAGCGGTCGATCACCTGCCGGGAGACGGTCTCGGCACCGCCGAAGGTGCGCACGGGGGCGCTGTCGGAGGTGACCGAGAACCCGGCGCCCTTGGCGAGGGCCTCGAACTCCTCGGTCTGCTCGGCGATGGTCGCGGTGAGCAGCGTCTTGATGTAGTCCACGCTCATGCCCTTGGCGGGCAGGGCGCGGGACTTGAAGCGGCTGGTCCAGCGGCGGCGCTCGGTGATCCGCTTGGTGAGGTCACCGATGAAGCCGGGGGTGTTGACGAGCTTGGAGGGCACGTCGGAGGTGGTCACGTCGCGGTACAGCTCGACGGCCTGCTCGTGGTCGGCGGCGCGCTCGTTCGCGATCGCCGCGACCCACTCGCCGAAGCTGCCGAACGCCTCGGCGCGGGCGGCGAGCTCGTCGGTGCCGGGGCCGGCGGTGTACTCGGAGAAGCGGCGCTCGATGTCGGAGAGCTTGTCGGTGACGGTCTCGGAGAGGGCGTCGAGGTCATCGCGGGTGAGAGTGTCGGTGGGCATGGTGTCCTCCTGCTGGGGCGGGTCGGTCGGGGCGGTGCGGTGGCGAACCTTGGTGACGGTCGCGGTGGAGTAGGCGGGGAACGGCACGAGCGAGAACTCGTGCGCGCGCACGCGGGTGTGGATGACGGTCTCGGTGTCGTCGTCCTCGTTGGTCTCGATCCGGTACTCCTCGGGGCGGAACCCGATCGAGAGGCGGGAGATCACGCCGTCGCGGAGCAGCGTCGCGACCTCGCGGCCGCGCTCGGTGTCGGACAGTGCGCCGTCGATCTCGAACCCGGCATCGGTGTCGCGGCCGGCGGTGATCCGTCCGATCGGCTCGTCGTGCCGCCACAGGACGAGCGAGGGCACGCCGTCGGGGTTCAGCTCGACGGAGCCGCGCTCGAACCTTTCGCGGATGCCCCAGAGGTCGATCTCCTCGTCGTAGGGCACTCCGATGCCGGTGAAGGTGCGGCCGGCGTCGTCCTTGGCGCGGACCTCGACGGCGAGCTGCCGGTCAGAGGTCACGGTGTCTCGGGTGAGGGTGGTGGTGGTCATGCCGGCTGCTCCTCGAGTGCGGGTGCGGCGGAGAGCAGCCGGGCCATGACCTCGGCGCGCTGCTCATCGGTCAGGGGCGGGAGGTTCTCGATCGCGCGGACCTCATCGAGGGTGAGGAAGCCGGCCTCGAGCCCGATCCGGTGCGCGCCGTACCGGGTGGTGGTGTCGGAGCGGAGCAGCACGTCCACGTCCACGCGGATCGTCTGGCCCAGCGGGGACAGGTCGGTCAGCGCCTCCTCGATCTTGCGGAGGTAGGACATGAGCGTGAACCTGGTGAAGGCGAGCCACTCCTGCTCCACGTTTGAGTAGGTCATGGAGCTGCCGTCGAGGGTGACGAGCATCAGCCCGGACGGGATGCCGAACAGGCGCGCGAACTCGGTCACCGAGAACTTGCGGACCTCGAGCCACTGCGCGTCCTCGGGGGAGAGCAGCAGCGGCTCATACTCGGTGTCCCCGCCGATCACTCGGATGCCGGTGGGGTTGTCCTCGTCCATCGCGGCCTCGTTCCAGCGGTCGCGCTGTGCCTTGGCCTCCTCGGCGGTCTTGGCGCCCTTGGACTTGAGCAGCCCGGACGGCTGGCCGGAGCCGCGGAACCAGTTCGAGGCGTAGTCGCGCACGTCGGCGGCTGCGCCGATCTCGTTGCGGGCGGCCTGGATCGGGCCGATGCCACGGTCCCGGCCGGGCAGCCGCATGAGCGTCTGGTGGTACACGTCGGCGGTGGTGAGCTTCTCGCCGCGGTGGTGGTAGCGGAGCACGCGGGTGCGGGGGTCACGGGTGACCGTGACCTCGGCCGGCGGGAGGATGCGGGCGGCGATGAGCGTGCCGGTGCGATCGGTGACCTTGCGGAGGAACAGGTTCCCGTCGAGAGCGAGGGAGAGGACGGCCTGCTCGATCCAGTCAGAGCGGTCCATCTCAGGATCGGGCCGCTTGACCAGCCGGGGAAGCTTCGCGGTGTCGATGATGGTCTGCCCTCCGCGCTCGAGGCGGAGCGGGAGCTGCCCGGCGGAGGTGGTGAGCACCTGCAGCGCGCGGTACACGCCGATGAGCCCGATCGCCTGATCGTCCGAGGCGTCGGGGAGTGACTCGCGGGAGGGCAGGCGCACGATCGGGGAGTTGTCCTCGACGGCGCGGGCGGCATGCTGCGCGGGCGTCTTGCCGGTCAGCCGCTGCCAGAAGTTCATGCCCCGGAGCATCCGGGACGGGCTGGGGCGGCGTCACGGCGCGGTGGGCACTGCGTGACAGGGCGTGACAGGGCGTGACAGCGGGGGCGGTCAGAGCACGATCGAGGCGGCAGACGGCTCGGGGTACTCGTGCGCGTACAGGCCGACGGCGGCGGCGATGATCGAGGGGATCGGCCGGTCCCCGTCGCGGGAGAATCGGCGCACGCCGTTGCTCTTGCGGACCTCGGCGACGGCGGCCTGGCCGCGGAGCTCGTCGGTGCCGTCTTGGATCAGGTCGCCGTCCTCGCCGACGGCCTCGAGCAGCCCCTCGGTAGCCTGCCCGTACTCGTCATAGCTCAGCGTGCGGATCTCGCGCCCGGCATCGGTGAGCTGCTTGACGAAGCGGGATGCGGGGCCGGCGGCGTCGGCAGCAACTGCGCGGGGCTCGTACTGGTCGAACAGCTCGTGCACGCGGGACACGAGCCACTCGCCGGGGTTTGGGCGGTGCTCGAAGATCCGCACACAGCGGCGGCCGGTGTCGGCGTCGCGCCAGCAGGCGAGGATCGAGGCGGAGACGGCGTCGGGGGCGACCTCGAGCGCGTAGGTGACGGTGCCGCGGGGCGGCGAGGGCACCTCCTCGTGCAGGTCGTCCCACCGTGCCAGGTCGATCAGGGAGCCGTCCGAGGCGACAACCACGTTGCAGTAGGCGCGCTTCCATGTGGCGATGCGGGCGGGGGACTGCTGCGCGCGCTCGGCGCGCTTGGCGAGGTCGCCGACCGAGATGGTGTTTCCCACGGCGGGGTGGAAGCGGGGCCACTCCTCGGGGTCGAACGCATCCGCGCCGTCGGCCAGGCTGTACTCGATGTAGCACATGTTCTCGTCGGTGCCGGCGCGGCCGCGCTCTACGATCTCGTTCATGTAGTCGCTCGCGTGCGTGCCCATCGTGGAGATCCGCCACGTCTGCGCGCGCGATCCGAGGGTGATCTGTCCCGGCTCGATCGCGCCGTCCAGCGCGTCGCCCAGATCCTTCCGGTAGTGCCAGAACTCGTCCATCGTCACGAGGTGCGGGTGCTCGCCGTGCAGCGCCGAGAACGTGGGCGAGAAGCGGGAGACGTGCGAGCCGGGGCGGCCGTTGACCTTGAGCCCCTCGGCGCCGGCGGCGCGGGTCGAGGTGAACAGCACGCGGAGGTGGGACTCCTCGACGGCCTGGATCAGATCGATCATGCGCTTGCGCGCGTCGGCACCGGTCTGCGCGGTGTACCAGCACGCGGTCGGCTCGCCGCGGGTGATCGCGCGGTGCAGCTGGACGGGGCCGACGACATCCGTCTTGCCGGACTGCCGGGGCACGGTGATGACCACCTCGCCGTACCGGTACCGGCGACGGCCCTTGTCATCGAGCCGGTACTCGGTCGCCACGTCGATCGCCTTACGCTGCCACGGCATCAGGTGCCGGCCACGGGCGCGGTTCAGCGCCGCGATCTCCTCGCCCTCGGAGAGCCAGGACTCGTCACGCTCGGGGTGGTGCTTCGCCGGCGGCAGCGCGGTGAACGGGTTCGCCTCGGGCGGCTCGACTACGGCGGCGAGCAGCTCATCGAGAGCGGTCGAGTCCACGGTCTCGGGGCGTGGCAGCCGCTCGAGCACGGTCTGCATCACGCCGGCCAGCAGCGCGTACCCGGACGGCGCGCCGACGGTCAGCGCGCGGTCGAGGTCGTGCGCGGCCATGAGCGCGAGCCGCTCGTGCGCCTCCCACGCGGCGAGGGACAGTCCGGCCTCGGCGCGGGCGCGGAGCGTCCACCGAACGCCGGTCTCCTGCATCCCGGTCCCCGGCTCGGGCGGCTCCACCATCGGCAGGTACTGGTCGCGCTGCTCGTCCTCGTCCTCGAGCTGGTGGCCCATAATCGCGGCCAGGAAGGCGTCGAGCGCGTCGTGGGACTCGTCATCCGGTGCGGGGATGCCCTCGAGAACGTCGCTCATCGCCTGGATCAGCTTGGCGCGCCCGGACGGCCGTCCCTGGTCGATCGTGAGGTCCAGCTTGCGCGCGTCAGCGATCGCGAGAGCGATCATCGCCGCGTCGAGGTCATCGAGCAGCCCCTGTGCCTCGCGTGCCGCGATCGTTCGGCGCGTGGCGAGCTCGAGCTCGGCGAGATCGGGCTGCTTCGGGTCCAGACCGGGCAACATCACGGACGATCGAGGCTGATCTGCCCCGATCTCGGGGGGCGTCGGGGTGGTGGTGGAGCGTGCCATGCGGGTCCGCATCCCTCCTGGTCAGAGCCGTTTTTTGGTGGGCGGGTCGGGGAAAAAGAAGCGGGGCGCGGGGTGTTCTGTGTGTCGCCACGTCAGAAGAACGCGCGCGCGTCGATCACTCGCGTCCGCTGCGACGATCCGTGCCGGCCGTAGTTGCATCGCGGGTGCGCGAGGCCGAGGTTGTTGTAGTCGAGCAGTGCTCCTCCTGCGTTGCGCTCACGCTTGTGCTCGATCGTTGCGACGCTCATCGATGCGATCGGTGTCTTGCACACACAGCACACGAGTCCATCGCGTGCGAGCAGCTCTCCCTTGATCGCTTGCCGCTGCCGGTACGGGATCGAGGACCAGGCATCACGCGCTCCCACTGCGCTTGCCCTTCCCCTTCGGCTCCACCGAGCACTGCTCTAGGTAGGCGACGACATCGCCGACTGTGTACCCGATCCGGGAGGGGGAGAGCTGCCGGTACCGGGGGCCACCCCCTCGGGAGCGGAGGGTGCGGAGGGCCTCGGGGGACATGCCCAGGGCCTCGGCAGCTTGCTCGCTGGTGAGCACCTGCCACTGTGCCGGCACGCGCCCGGCCACGCGAGGGGTGGGGGTGGTCGTCATCGGGTGGTCTCCTGGTCGGGGTCGAGGCGGCGGGCGGCGATGGTGAGCAGGTCGGCGGCGTCGCGCACGAGCCGGAGCGTGTCGAGGGTGATCGGTGCGCCGAGCAGCGCGTCGGCGCGGAGCTCGTCGCGGGTGACCTCGAGCGTGCCGGCGAGGGAGTGCAGCTCGTCGCGGTGGGCGCGGAGGTGCTGCCGGGTCTCGGTGGAGACGGGGGCGACGGACTCGGCGCGGGCGGTCATCGGTCGAGCACCCACTCGACGGCGCACCGGTGCTGATCCCAGGTGCCCTCGGGGTACAGGGTGGCGATCCACTCGAGCAGGGCGAGGCGCTCGGTGACGGCCGGGGCCGGGTGCTCGTCCACGTCCTCGGGGGGAGTCGGCCTCGGGGATCTCGCGCTCGGTGGTCTCGCCCTTGAACGATGCGATCGACTCGCTGATGGTGTCGCGCTCGGTGGCCGGCACGGCCATGTTCTCGAGGTAGGTGTGTTCGACGGTCTCGCGGAGGTAGGCGCGCATCGACTCGGGCTCGGCGGCGTCGATTGCGGCGAGCAGCTCGAAGGTCGGGACGCGCAACCCCTTGCTGTCTTCGTCCTTGGTGACCATCACGAAGGTGCGGCCGACCTCGTAGGTTCGCTGGATCGTGAGGGTGCCGGTGGGGGTCTGGATGGGTTCAGTCATGGGATCTATCCGTTCTGTTCTGTCGTGCGGTGCGGATGGTCTCGCGCATCTCGGCGAGGGCTTGCTCTCGTGCTTCGGCGGGATCGGGGAAGCGGTTCAGGCAGTTCCATGTGCGGCAGCGGCCGTCACGGCGGGTAGGTCGGGAGCAGAGGGGGCAGGGGTGTGTGTGCATCGGCGAGCTGGTGATCTTGGTGTTGTAGGGCATCTGCTGCACCTCCTGGTGCCTGCTGGTGGGGTGGGATCACTCTGGGAGGGAGAGAGGGAGTTGGAGGGAGGGAGACTGGTCCCCCCAGGCTTTGGGGAGGACCAGCACACTCCGGTCGGTCGGTCGGTATGCCGTCGATCGGTCGCGGGTCACCTGATGGGGATTACTCATCTGGTCAGGGCCGGGGTGTTGAGCAGGTCGGTGGAGGGGTGCTGTGTGATCGTCCGGGCCTGCCTTGACCGATCGCGCCTACTCATCGGAGCCGGAACACTGAATGAGGGAGTCCGTCATCCCTGAGCCCTTTGGCAGTCGGCTCGTGCGCGTCCCGGTGTCTCGCCCTGGGCAGTCGCCCCGCTCAGTGCGCGGGGATGCTATGGAGTTGTCAGCAGGCCGGTCAGGGCGGCGCGTTAGCGCGTGCGGGGGTAGTCATGCGGTCACCTCGGCGCGGAGGTCGTCAGCGGCCCAGCAGGGCGCGGCAGCGCTGATAGCGCGCTCGAGGTCGGCAGGGGTGCCGTGCGTTGCGGCGTGCTGCGCGTGCTTGCGGTAGGCGATGCGCCCCTCGCACTCGGTGCGGCCGGGCGTCATGTGGTGGTCGCCGCTTGAGTCGTGCCCGCCGGCGCGAAAGACGTACCCACAGCCGGGGCATGCCTCGCCGGGGGTGAGGCACCAGAAGTCGTAGCGGTCCTGGTAGGTCTCGGGCTTGCCGTCGAGGTAGCGGAGCATCAGGGCGCGCTGGGCGTCGTGGCGGGGGTCGTAGTCGAGCTGCGAGAGCAGGTCGAGCTGCACCGGGGCGCTCATCGGGCGATCCCGTGGCGCTTGAGAGCGGCGAGCAGCTGCAGCACCTCGATGCGGCGCTGGGCAGCGCCGGGGTGCCGGCGGGAGACGGCCTTCTCGAGCACGCGGGCGCGGGCCTCGAGCACGTCGAGCACGGCATCGGCGTGCAGGCGCTCGCACTCGGGCGGCGCGGGCGCGGGGCGGCGGGGCGCGAGCTTGCGGATCGGGTCGCCGTTCTTGCGGCGCTGCCGGAGGTCACGGCGGTACTCGCTGATCGCCTGCCGGCACGGCTCGCACCGGCATCCGAACGTGCTGTACCCGTTGGGCTTGCCGTGGGGGATGTCCTGGTCTGCTGCGAGGCGGGCAGCGCGTCGGGCGCGGCGACCGGCCTCGGCGAGCCGGTGCGCATCGGTGCAGTCAGCACACCGGCACCCGTGGTAGGCGTAGCCGGTCTGCGTGCCGTGCTTGAGCGTGCGGCCGGTCATCGTCTGCCCCGGATAAGGTGCACGACGAGAGCGACGGCGCTCACGGGGACAGTGGAGAGCAGGGCTGCGGTCAGCAGCATCTCGACCTCGTGCGCGCTCATCGGGTCACCGCCATAGGCTGAGCGGCATGGAGATCAGACAGATGCTCAGCAAGGCCAATGCCGTACTCGACAAGATGAGCGGTGGTGGCCCGCCGAAGCCCTGGAAGGGACCGGCGCCCGTCGAGTGGCAGGGCGAGGTGGTCGAGGCTGCGCTCGGAGCCGGATTCCAGGCCGATCGACTGCGGCTCGCTGACGGCAAGCGCCGGCGCAACGTCTGGGCGGTCCTCGCGCCGGGACGCACGTCCAGCGGTGCTCCCAAGGTTGAAGTGCACGAGCTGCTCACGGTCAAGCGCGGCAGCATCAGCGGAGGGCCGAAGCTCGGTCAGGCGAGCGTGCGTCCGGGTGGCGCGCTCGATGCAGCGATTCGTGCCGGGGTGCACGTTGGCGTGGTCCAGCTGTCGGCCGACGTGGTGGACACCAGCGGGGCGGGCGTCGAGTACAGCGCCGCCCTGATGCTCGGACGCGGATACCAGTACCGGCCACGCGCCGCCTGGGACTGAGCGGCGCATCATCGCGTCACCTCAGTGGTGAGACGGGCGAGCTCGTCAGTGAGCTCGGCAGCGCGGGCAGCAGCAAGGCTGTCGATCTGCTCCACGTCGAAGACGTAGGCACCGCTCGGGCCGTCGATCTTGCCGACAGGGTTGAGCTTGCCCGCGGCAACCCACTGCGGGACGGTCTGCCGAGAGATGCCGAGGCGCTCGGCAACTCCCGAACTAGACAGAAGTCGCGTTGTGGTCATGCGTCGGATGATGCACTACGCGAGCATGTGTCGTCAAGGCGACACGTGCCTGTTTCGGATCTAGGGCATAGTCATCTGTCGGTCACATGACTAGGGTTAGTCATATGACCATCAGTTATCAGCCGGGCACTATTCCTCAGTGGACGATCGCCGATCGCCTGCGCAAGGCGCGGGAGATGACAGGCATGGACCAGTCGCAGTTCGCCGAGCACGCTGGCCTGTCACGCCAGGGCGTCAACGCCGCCGAGCGTGGGCAGAGCACGCCTCGGCGCTCGACGCTCAAGCTGTGGGCGCTCTCGACGGGCGTGCCGATCTCGTGGATCGAAACGGGAGAGGCCCCGTCACCTGGTGGTGACGGGGCCTCGAGTGTGGCGCGCCCGGAGGGATTCGAACCCCCAACCTTCTGA